CCCAGCCTTCTCTCAGTTTCGCTGAGACATTGCGTGGATCTGCAGCATTCAATGTTGAAACACGAATCCATCGATACGCATACCCAGGCTGTTTATCTGGCTCAGGTAGTAATTCCGCTGGCATCCACTGCTTGGGACGTTCATTGGTTGTACGGGTATCAACTTCACGGGTAGTTCTATTCGTAGACATTTTAAGACTCCATTTTCATAAGTTCACGGGCGTATTGCTCAGGTGTAAGTCCTAACCTCTTAGCAATGTTTTGCTGGGAAGTGTTTAGCTTTATCTTTTTCGAAGATGTGCTACGGCTTGCTGAGGCGACAACAGTACTCGGTTTCGTACGAGGCTTGTCTTCTTCTGCGTCCTCGAAATTCTCAGGGAATCTCTTACGCATTGTGTCGTCAATGCGTTTGTAATACTCATCAGTCGTAGCATAAGCCATACCATTTTCTTTGACAAGCTTTTCGTGCAAGCCAAGTGCAAGGCTGGTCATTTCGTCATCCTGCCCAAACCAAGAGTTTCGCTCTTGCCATGTTGCGGCTTTAGAATCACGAACAGGCTGTTGCTGACGCTGTTGTGGTATTTGTACTTCATTTTCTCGCTCTTGTAAAGCCCTACGTTGACTAACGCTTTCTGCAGCGTTTATTGCCTTATCCATCTTGATCTTGGCGGAAGTCATTTTTTCCTGTGCTTCTACCAATTTCTCGGAGTCGCCAGCCTCATAAGCTTCACGATACTCCTTCTTAGCCATAGATAATTCTTGCTCTGCAGTCACCTTATAAGAATCAACGGCAACTTTTTCAGTGCTGTTTACACGACCTTTTAAGGCTTTGTTTTCCTCAAAAAGCGTTTTAGCTAAATTAATAGCCTCTTCACGCTCACGGTCAGCCGCTTCTTTGGCTCTCCGCTCGTCATGATAGATCTTGCGAAACCCAGCAATCTTCTGCTTTGCCGCCTCAGAATACTCATCTAGCTCGTCTTTCTCCATCTGTTCGACAAACTCAGGCTCTGAAGGCTTTCTACCTTTATCCGCTGGCGGGGTATCGTCTTCAATTTCAATCTCAACGTTATCCTCGACTTCATCGGGAAACTTGAATTCTTCTTTATCCATCTCGTCTTCTCCTTATTTTCGTTTAATACCACGTGGATCATCTACTACACCTTCCACAGAATCATCGTTGATCATGCGAAATTCTCTGCCATGAATCACTAGTCGGCTTCCAGCGTATGGTCTGACAAGGATAAAGTCACCCTGTTTACACCATGCACCGCTAGGAAAACGCTTGTCATCCTTATAGCAATCGGGTCCAAGCTCAACAACAAATAAGACTGTAGTCAACGTTTCTTCGTTCTGAACTGTTGAATCTGCCTTAAGAATGCCGCTCTCGTACTCTTTTTCAATATCTGGAATGGCGCATAGAATGCGGTATCCAGAAGGTTTTGGTAGTTGTCTTGCTTTTTCGTCTGCTTCTTTATTCATCACAGCTGATAAGTCGACAGCTTGCGATAAATTAATTGGATTATTCATCCGATCTCTCCATTCGATCTCTGAGGTCTAATACGTATCCCCTAGCGATCAGCAGACCTCGAATCTCACCGCAGGTTTTTTTGTAATCCTCGAACTTTTCAAAGTTGCCAGTAGCGGTGGCATCCTTAAGTTGTTCGATCTTTTCGTTAAATTGAATTACCAAGACCTCTAGTTCGGTCATTGATTGCCTCCTCTGTTACGTGATTTAGCGATGTCAATCCCCATACGGGTAGCTTCCATCTCATCTAGGCGGTTCATCTTGTCTTTGTCGTATGCGACTTTGATGCCTAGTTTTGTACCCTCAATGTTTTCCATAGAGGCGATCCGCTCCCGCTCAATCTGAAGTTGCTCTTGTTTGAGTTGGACATCGGCTTGATCTTTTTGCGCTTTACGTTGTACGTCTTGCGCTTTGATCTGCAATTCCTGTTGCTGCATTGCGATAATTGGATCTTGCGCCTGTTGCTGGGCAATGTCCTGAGCCGCTTTCTTCTGATTGATAAGCAGAAGTTGTGAGCTGGCATCGGCAACCAAGCGAGAGATCTGTACTTCGTATTCCTCTGGAATCTGCTCGTTTTCTTCGCTGTCTGGATCGTATGCTGGCAATGGAGCGCCCAATTGCTGTTCGATGAGCTGACGGTATTTAAATCCGTAGTGCTCTGCAATATGCGCTTGGAGTACTGCGGTAATTTGCTGCGCCATTGGGTTTTGACCAATAATCTGAGCAGTCAATGGATCTTGCAAGAAATTGGTATGAGACAGGATATGAGCGTCTTGATTCTGGTAAGAGAAAGCCTTGACGGGTTTGCCAACCAATACCGCCATATTTTCACTAATCGGATCTTGTGGCTTCTTGTCATCCTCTAGCTGAACTAGCTTTTCCGCATTCTTAATTCCAAGAACTTCTAACATCTGACGATGTAGTAATGGAAGGTTATAAAGCTGTGGCGCTTGCTGGGCTAACTGCAGTACGGCTTGGTACTGAACAATCTTTTGCGCCATCGTAGCGGCATTGGGATCTGACACAGGAATAACAGCAACCAATTCATAGTCTGTCTTCTTGGCACGAGGACGACCATCGACTGGCTCGTAGTCATATTCTTCTGGGGTGTAATCCCGAATAATATCTTTTAAAAGACCTAACTCTTGCTTCATTGAGTAATGAACACGGGCTTGTACCGCACTCATTACTTTGAGGGTTCTTTCTAAAATTGCCAGCGTAGTTCCAACTGGGGAGTTGGCAGACATATCGGCAATCTTCATATCCGCTGCTGAAGCGAATCTGCGACCTTCTTCTACGATTGTGCCGAGCAATGAATACAATACTTGGCTTGGCTCTTTGTACGGAAGTGGCAGAATGTTGTCACGCATTGCTCCACTTGGTACATCTACATCTCTAAATTCACCTGGGGAGATTGGAGTGTCGTCTCCCTTTATCCGCATACCCCTAGTTTTGAAACCACCTGGAAGATTTGACAGAGTTCCTGCATCCACCAGCTGCCTAATAAGGGAAGTACCAGACTTAGCAAAAGCGCCCACAAGATGAATAAGACCAAAACAATAAAAGCCAAAGCCTGGAACATATCCATAATGGACGAAATGCTGACGCTTTTGTTTGGTTTCATCTTCTGGTCTCCAGTTACGTCTAATTGCTAGAACTTCTTGAGTACTTTTCTCAATGGTGACAACATATGGCAGGGCAATTCCAGTCTCTTCCCCGTCTTCTTCGTCTTCATATCCAGGCAAGTCTAGGTTGACGTGCATTTCTAAAATCTTAAAGCGGTCATCAGATGTAGCTCTAAAGCCCATCTTCTCCGCAATTTTTTTCTCTACTTCATCTAAAGCTGTTGAAGGCTCTCCCAAGTCAACGTCTCGGTAGAATCCAGAAAACTGTAGTCTCTTTAATTCATTCTCGGTCTTACGCATGACGTGAGTAACACGCTCTGCTGACTGAAGACTAGAAGCGCCATAAGGAACCACGATGTCCTCGGCTGGCACAAACATGGAGACCTGACGATCCAATTGCGGATCAAAATAGACTTTCTTAAAAGCGTTACCAGAAAGACCTAAGCCCCAGATCATTCTTTCGTGCTCAGGACGGAACTCAGTCATCACGTCCGTCAGCTGGTAGTTCATATCATCTTGAACTCTTAATGCGGCATCCCTTTTCTCTTGGGTGTCTTTACCGATAATCTGGGTCTTGACTGGTCCAGCGGCAGGGAAAGTATCCATGATTGTCTCAGCTTGGAATTTAACCAGCGCTTCACTGAGTAATGGATGGTAGACTCCACAAGCCCCCTCCCAAGGTTCTGTTCTTTCTTCAATCTTCATTCCTAGTAATTCAAGACCGTCAACATACGTTTGAATCCAGTCTTTACGGGCGGAGATGTCGTCTTCAAAATCGCCTAGCAAGTCACCAGCAATTTCAGTTAATTCACGGTCAGTTAAATATTCTGCAAGGTTGTCGTTGAAGGTATCGTCTTCTGGCTCAAGATCAAGCTCAACCCCATTAATACTGACAGACTCTGGATCTTCGATTTCGATCTCAATAATAGGTTCTTCCGTTGGAAGGGAATCCAGTCCGACTGGGGCTTGGTATAGACTTTTTTCAATTGACATACGTCATCCTTAGTAATATGCCGCTTTTTTGCGTGGCATAATTTCATCTTGCTCATCAGAGTTTAAACGGATAAACCCGCCCTGACGAAATCTTAACAAAGCTTGGCTGGTTGAGTCCACTAAGTCGTCATGGTCGCCGTTAGGGAAAGAGGCACATTCTTCCATGACTTCATCCGCCCAGCGAGTATCTGGACACCAAACAAAACCAGAAGCAAATAAATCTGATATAGCGTTTACACGAGCTATTTTATCCGAACCTTTGCCTGGGGTATAGTCCTGCAAGGGGATGCCCATCCTTCTCATCTCATAAATCAATGGAGCACCCGCAGCTTTCTTCTCCACGATACAGGCATCAGGCTCCCATTCTTTATAAAGCTCTAGCGCTTTTTGTTTTAGCTCAGGGAACTCTAGCCGCTCCTTGTATGCGTCTAGCAAAATGATATGAGCAACTTCAAATCCGCCTGAATCAATTTTAAAAAAGACACCCCACGTAGTACACGCTGAGTAGTCGGCACGATTTGACTTTTCAAACGCAGTGTCCCATGATTGGATTATGAATTCACATTTCGGAGGGGTATCTTTGTCCCAAATTTTCCACATCTCCCTCTTTATGATTGCGCCTTCTTCTGATGTGGGGTTCTGTTGGTACTGAGCTTCCCATTTGCCTACAGGGATCTCCGCTTTAATCGCCTCTAATTCAGATTGTTTCCAGAATTCTGCCCATAATGGCTTGCCAGAAGGCAAAAGTGCAGGAAATTCGATGGTTTCCCACTCATCCCCGTCCCTTTTGATAGAGTTTTGAATGATTTGCCCTGTTAAATCCCGTTTTGACCAGCGTGTCATCACCACAATGATCGCCCCACCTGGTTGTAGACGCTGACGAGGACCCGATGAGTACCATTCATACACCCGATCGTAGACCAATGGGTTGCCTTGCATCGCTTCTTGCTCAGAATGCGGGTCATCAATGATTAAAACATCAGCGCCTTTACCCGTTACAGCTCCGCCGACACCGATAGCGAAGTAATCACCACCCTTATTGGTGTTCCAACGACCCGCTGCCTTACTGTCTGAGGATAGTTTGATCGGAAAGACCTTCTGGTAGTCGGGCGAATTGACTAAATTCCTGACTTTTCTTCCGAATCCAGTTGCTAATTCAGCGGTATGCGCTGTTTGAATGATCTTCTTCTCAGGATACTTACCCAAAAACCAAGCGGGGAATAGGAAAGAGGCGAACTCGGACTTAGTATGGCGAGGAGGCATATTAATAATAAGTCTTTTGAGGGATCCATTTGCTACCCTTTCAAAGGCATCCGCCATAATTGCGTGGTGTCGACCAGGAATGAAGGCAGACCACATCTGCCGCACGAAGGGCATGAAGTTTTCCTTACATCGGTCGGTCTTATCCGCATCCAATAATTGATAAATCTTCGGAATCTGCGGTGAGTCCTTTGGTAGAACGTCCAATAAGGCGATGTACTGTTTGACTTCATCTTGGGTTAGCATTAACCGCAAGCCTTATGTTCTCTACCTTGAACCTCACGGATGATGCAGCCATTCTCCCAACGAGGAGTGGGTTTTGGGCAACGCTTCTTTACATCGGGTGGAATATCGGGATCAGAACAAGCATATACCTTTGGCTCATCCCGCATATTGACAGTGATAAATGTGACAAGCGCTATCGTCATTAGACAGATCATTAGCCAAGATCTCATAGCTTGGAGATCTCCTGTACCGATTTATCGATGACCTTGAGGGAGCGGACCATATGGGGTTTTACTTGGAGTAGTCCTTTATCCTTCAAATCATGTACCAGACGGTGGATATTAGACTTACTCCGCAACTTCAATCCTGTAGCAATGTCCATGTAGCTAGGGGGAAACCCCTTCATCTTGATGTACAGGTTAATAAAATCCAACACCATCTTCTGTCTCTCAGTCATTACTCTCATCCTCACGCTTGATTTGCTCTAGCATTTTGTTAGTGTCATAGGTTTGTTTAAACATCGCTATGAACTGTTGGCGATCCGCATAACTCATACTCATGTATTGGCGGAACAGTTGGTTAGCTGTCAAGCTCATGGTCATCCCATCCAGTTAATTGATAAACCATATCTATGCACGATGAGAGACAGGTGGGGCAAAAAGCAATAGGTAGTTTGCCAAAGTTACCAACTACACCACCTTCCTCTTCGAGGGAGTAGTCTTTATCACAGATAGTGCAATTCATTTACTTCCTTTGTTAAGGGGGGTACTCACGTTCCAAACAACGCTTTCCCCGATGGTCATTTCAATAGTTCCATTGCTTTACGGACAGACGCTATAGCGCTACCCATTTCTTCACGCTCTTGTCCCCGCATTTCTGCTTGGAGTGCCATGAGGCTTAGTACCACATTCTTTAGTTTGCTAATCAATAATTCATTCTTCATCTAAAACAAGCTTTCTTGTAATACTGTTGGCTCTATCCATCGATACGTAGTTATTTCTTTTTCTTCTATGTAGCGTACCTTCTGCTCAAACGACATTCCCCTGTAACCCCTGAACATCTTTGCCATTGCTTTAGTAAATTCTGGATTCAGTTTGTCTGGTCGTGGTGCAAATTCAGTTTTCAATTTTATATACACCCCCGTAGGAACGAAAAGGAAACGTTCGGGGGGTAGTTTGCCATATCGTTTAAACGAAAGCAAGCGGGAAATTTGATAGGGGGTGGGGGTACAAATTTTATGACTACTGCACGTGGACAGGAAGGCAGAAAAAATATCCACTTGTCATTTCCTTTGTCGTCTGCCTAGCTACCCCCATTGTAAAGTTTTGCAAAGTTATTGTAATGTTTCACGTGGAACAAGAGAACGTTCGTATTGCTAAATAGTGTGTATGGGATGTGTGTTTTATAGCGTATAGCGTGTGGCGGGTGTGCGGTCGTATATGCTTGGTGGGGGGGTCGGTGGGGTCGATCAAAGCCGATTTGACGATGCCGACCCATCGTGACGCATGAGCTATTGAATAGTGCTGACCTTCTTCTTGACGTTGTCTAACAGATGCAGATGGCTTTCCAGTTCTTTCTTTAGCGCATCGCTATCAATCGTCTCAGTCACTTGCTCAACCCTGTCAGTAAACATACCGACTGCCTTACCGATCAGTTCTAGTGCTCTTAGCTTTCCGCTCTCACTTGTCTCTGCT